TCAACTCAAGTAACAACAACTTGGGCAGCAGGAGCAGCAGAAACTGTAACAGGGTTAGTTTATAACGATGCCCCGTATGCCCCAGCAGTAGGAAGCGTAACCGCAAAAACCTATAACTTTGCTGGGAATGGTTCGGCAATTGATACTACGGTTGTTATGGTAGCGGTATTTAGATAGGAGAAAATATGAGAATTATTTACGAAGAAGATACTACTACAAATAGAGTGTCAGTAGTTATACCTACTCCAGAGTGGTTAGCTACACATACTATGGAGGAACTTGTTACTAAAGTTGTTCCAGCAGGTGCAAACTATGAAATTGTAGAAGATTCAGTAGTGCCTTCAGACAGAACATTTAGGGATGCATGGCGATGGGAATAACTGTAAATTTAGCTGCAGCAAAGACAATTACAAAAGAAAGACTGCGTGACGACCGCAAACCTTTGTTAGAGGCGCAAGATATTTTATTCCAGCGTGCTCAGGAAGCTTCCGAAAGCGACCGTGCTCGCCCCCAAAATGTTGCGCTAGAGGCTGCTATTGTAACAGAGAAACAAAGATTAAGAGACATAACAAATCAAGTAGATGCGTTATCTTCTCTTGATGATTTAAAAGCACTTTCTTGTTAGGAGTATAAGATGACAATAGTATTAGACGCAGACACGGGAATCTCAGGTGCTAACGCAGTAAGTGGAGTAACAAGCATCAACTTAGGGCAAGTTAGTGGATCTCGCAATAAAATTATTAACGGTGCAATGGAAATAAATCAACGCGGAACCTCAGCGGTAAACACTGATCAAGCGTTTCCCTCTGACCGTTTTAAAACAGCAGAAGCAGGTGGCGGCAATATGACTTGTCAGGTCGTAGCAGATGCCCCAGCAAGTTTTAGAAATAGCATAAAAGTAATTGCATCTACCGCAGATGACTGCACAGCAGCAGCCGATGAATATCGCATTATGCACAGAATTGAAGGCAATAATGTTGTTGATCTTTATTATGGAGCTTCTGGAGCTAAAACAACTACGTTATCTTTTTACGTAAAAAGTTCTTTAACAGGAAACTTCCCTGTAGGTTTAGAAAACGCCGCATCAAATAGATCGCATGTAAAAGAATACATCATAAACAGCGCAAACACTTGGGAAAAGAAAACTGTAACTTTTGTTGGAGATGAAACAGGGACTTGGTTAATAACGAATGGCACAGGATTGACGGTAAGCTTTGTTTTAGGCGCAGGAAGTAATTACACAGGCACAATAGATAGTTGGCAAGGCTCAAGATTGTATCGTGGATCCTCTAGTGTGCAGTTTATGGCTACTGTCAACGCTACGTGGTTTGTTACAGGTGTCCAGCTAGAGGTGGGCTCTACAGATACTGAATTTGAATATAGAAGTATTGGAGATGAACTAGCGTTATGCCAACGATATTCTACAGTTGTCCACCCTGCAACATCTACCTCAGTTGGCAATGGGTTTGTCAGAACAACCACTACAGCGTATGCCTCGCGACCATTACCTGTTGTAATGAGAGCTACTCCGACATTATCATTTTCTGCTGCTGCTGATTTTGAAGTACAGTCTAGGGCAAGAGTTGATGATGCGACAGGAATGGCGACTAGTGAATGCGGCCCAGATACCATAGCTTTTGTAGCAACAATAGGTGGGGCAAACCTAGTAGTAGGAGATGGAATATATATACGAGATAATATAGGCGATGGCGAAACAAGACTTGTAGCAGATGCAGAGTTATAGGAGTTATAAATGGATATAGAATCAATAGAATCAGCACAATACAACAGTGAATTCGGCAGGAATATTAACATAATAGTTACAACAACCGAGAGCAAAGAGCTTTGGGTTCCCCTAGATAACGCTAACAACGACTATGTTGCTGTATTAGCTTGGGTTGACGCAGGTAACACAATAGCGGCGGCAGACTAGTAACACTAGGATAAAGGGTGCAACCCCGAACCTTATAAATATGTAGAAAAGGGAAAAGAGTATGGCCGTACCATCAACAAAAGCTACATTAAAAACATACTGCCTTAGAGCTCTAGGTTTCGGTGTTATTGATATCAATGTTTCAGACGATCAGATAGATGACCGTTTAGACGAAGCACTGCAATATTTTGCACAATATCACTATGATGGTATTGAAAGAATGTATCTCAAACATCTCATAACATCAGCTGATGTTGCTCGCGCAAGAGGAAACTCAGACGCTATTGCAACAGATATAGTGGATACTAGCGTAACTTCAACTTGGAGTGAGGGGAATAATTGGATTCCTGTTCCAAACTCTGTTGTATCTATTACAAGAGTATTTCCATTTACTAACACAGGTGGTGGTGGTGGTATGTTTGATATTCGTTATCAATTACGATTGAACGACCTGTTTGATTTTTCTTCAACGTCTGTTATTCAATACGAAATGACAATGCAGAATTTAGATTTTCTAGAGCACATTCTTGTGGGGGAAACACCTATTCGTTTTAATCAACATCAGAATCGTCTTTATGTTGATATGGATTGGCAAAACGATGTAACTGCTGACGTAGACTATATGGTTATTGAGTGTTATCGAAAATTAGACCCAGATTCATTTACAGATATCTATGATGATATCTATTTAAAAAGATATGCAACACAACTTATTAAAAGACAATGGGGCGCAAACCTATCTAAATTCTCAGGCGTTGCAATGTTAGGTGGTGTTACTATGAATGGTGAAACAATATTCAGTCAAGCAACAGAGGAATTAGAAAAACTAGAAGAACAAATTCAATTAGCATTTGAGCTCCCAATCAATTATATGATAGGATAAGCTATGGCAATCAATTCATTTTTTCACACAAGCAATATTGCTGCGATAGCAACAGAACAATCTCTTTATAGTGATCTTGTAAAAGAAGCAATACAAATTTATGGTCATGATGTTTTTTATCTTGACCGTACATTGGTTGCAGAAGATTCTATACTAGGAGAAGATTCTCTTTCTAAGTTTACACAACAACATCCTATAGAGATGTATATTGAAGATTCTGAAGGTGGGTTTGCTGGTGAAAAGGAAATAATGAGTCAGTTTGGTTTACAAAATTTAAGCGAAGTTACTTTCGTTGTTAACAAAATAAGATTTCAAGAACTAGATAGACAGATGCAAATAGAAACCGCAACAGATACAACTTCTGGCGGTTCTATATTATTAGAAGAAGCAACAATAAGTCAGACAGGCAATTCATCTACTCTGACAACTGCATCAGGAGATTCTAGTTTCTACATTATACAAGATACCTCTGCGACAGATGCAGATAGACCAAACGAAGGTGATGTAGTATATCACCCTGTACTTGATAAAATGTTTCAAGTTAATTTTGTAGACCACGATGAGCCATTTTATCAACTAGACAACAATCCAGTTTATAAATTGAGATGTCGTCTATATGATTATAGTTCAGAAGTTATCGACACAGGCATTGCAGACATTGATGCAATTGAAGATGAATTAAGTGTTGACAGACTTCTGTTCCAATTTACTTTGGAACAAGGTACTATTGTTGGTCAAGCATTAACTACAGATAATAATTTTTATACAGTTGATAATACTGATGTTACTACCGATAGAACGACAGTTAGTACAGACCCACGATCTCTTGGAGAGAGCATTATGCTTGAAAATTCAGCTGATAGTGGTGACACGCATTACTTATTACAAGAAGATGCTAAATCTGTTGGAGATTATTCGACAGATAAAACTGCACAGAATGAATTGTTTAGCGCACAAAGTGCCACAGTTTTGGACTTCAGTGAATCCAATCCATTTGGTGATCCTAAATGATTATAAATAGTATTAGGAGAATTTAATGGCAAATCAATCACTTGGATTAGGCAGTGCTGCAAATGACGGAACAGGGGATACTTTACGAGCAGCCTCCGATAAAATTAACGATAACTTTTTAGAGATTTATACTTTAATTGGTGACACATCGTCGTTAACCAGTGGCATCAGTGCAACTGCATCAGTAGTAACTTTAACTGCTCCAACAATTACAGGTGTAGTTGGTGGAACGCAAACTTCGGCAACGATTACAACTCTTGCTACTACAACAGTAAACGGAACTACTCTTAATGGTGGAACTCTTGCATTAGCTGCTGGT